TTCTACTTTGAGCCTTCAACATATTAGTAGCATCCCAACTAGTATCCCAAAAATCAATATCTTGATCTTGACTATTATTATTTGTAATACCTACGCTACTACGATATAGTCTAAACTCGTACGTTTTATGATCTGCTGGTACTGTTACACCAGTTGCTAGAGTTGGTTTAACTACTATGTTTGTGCCTTCTAGTGTTATTTGTAAGTTGTTAGGAGCGAATGCGTTTTTAGATTTGCCCACCACTTTAAATCCATATTCGTCAGACCATGGTCCAAATATACTGCGTTCAGCATTAGTATATCTTGCTCTAACTTTATAGAGTCCGTCTGTAGTTAAACCATTAATTAATATACTACTAGATTGTTTATCTGTATAATAGGGATTTTTTGGAGTATTAGGATCAAATAAACTATCAGCGGCTATAATTTCTACTTCTATAGTTGTAGCTGTTTTTGGTAAATCTGCTGGATTATTAAAAGTAATAGTTGTAGTATTAACAAAATTACCTGTTGATATTTGCTCACTTAGGCCACTACTAGTAACAACATCTATAATTTTAGGGGCCAATAGTATAGTAGTTTTTACTATGTCTATATTTTCTAAGGTAATATTAGCATTAAAACTTATATGCTCTGCATCTAAATCTTTAGTATAAATTTCTGCACTGTAATCAGCTAGGGTTAATGTAGCAGAAGTATTACCACTAGGCTGTACGGCTAATACGACTAAATCTTGACTTACTTTATTAGTTTCGCCAATCATTATTAAGTTATCTATTTCAGCTCCACTAATACTACCAGTTGCAGTTATCGTGTCATAATAATCACTAGATGTAACGGATTGAATTGCGCTTGTAACAGTTATTATTTGGTTACTATTTTTTGTGTTAGTTCTTATCTGTATTTGATAAGTTTTAGAGCTATTAAGTAAAATTCTTTCTGTAAGAGTTATTACACTACCACTAATATTTTTAATTCTAGCAGTACCACTACCCCAAAGTGGAACATCGTGTGTTACCTTTACTAGATCCCCACGAGTACATACCAAGTATTCGAAATCAGCATTTAATGTATAAACTTCTGGACGTAGTTTTAGCTGTGCAAGATGCCAGCGTGCAAAATATCTAACTTGATCAGCACTAGTTACTCCAGGTAAACTAAGTTGTTCAAATTTTTGTGCAGTACTTACTGCTCTAATTGTAGTACCATTAGCTGTATGTGCTGAACTACTAAAAGCTCTACCTGTACCCGTTCCAACTACACTAGCATTTATTGTATCTCCAACTTTATAGGTAATATTACTAGTATTAGCTACAGTATTCCAATTAGTAGTACCTAAGTAAGTAATCTTATAACTTCTAGTAGCTATAAAATTACCTGCAGTTACTATATAACCATCCGTTTCACCATAACCATAGTTGTAAACTATAACTTCATCTGCTTGATAGGCTTTTTGCTCATTGGGATATGTGATTCTAAAAGCATCGGGTATAAACACTAAATTCTTAGTACTACTAAATCCCCAGCTATTATGTGGAGTAAAGTGTTGCACAGTATAACTTCTAGGTTTATCTATTACTACACTCCATTTACCATTAGTAAATGTAGGACTAGCCATTCCTGCGGCAGCAATATCCTTTAATACTTCCATTAAACTCTGCGTACTATTTAGTACATTGTTATACTCAAACTTAGGTTTGGTGGCTGTTATTAAATCGCAAAATTCATGCCATTCTTGTAAAGTTGTTAGGTCTAGTTCGCTATTACTAACTGGATAAGTATTTGCAGTATGCTGTAAAACATGCCTAAAGAGACTGGCTGGATTACTTGTAGTGCGACTAATCCATGTACTAGTACTTCTATTCCAATCTAGTGCAATAGTTTGTATTAAGGCATTTACTCCCTCTAGTGTGCCATTGACTTTATTAGTACTCTGTACAACTATAGCTGTTCTGGCCAAGTTTCTTTGCTCTACTACTTGGACACCATCTGCAGTTCTATTTCTGACAGGCAGTTTATTTAGCGGAGCTGTTTCTGAATCAGTGGCAGTTATAGCATAAAGATAAGCTTTATGTGCAAACTGTGTCTTACCACTGCTAGTATTATCTGCAGTTAATCGTTTTATTCTAACTGTGTATGTATTTCTTGCTAGGTTAGGAAAATCATAGATAAAGTTAAAACCATCTTTTTCATTACGCTCAAGCTGAACTATTTCCCAGCCTGGATTAGGATTAATATTATCTACACCATCCCAAACAAATCTGATTCTACAAGCTACACCACGATTACTATCTTGTAGTCCTGGATTTGCACCATCACCAGTTCTATTTCTACCAGTTACTCTAACAGTTTTAGTACCAGCAGTTAAATAAACTTGAGTACGAACTGAACCAGCAGGTGTACCACCTTCTTCATCATTTTTAAAACTATTTGCTGTCGAGGCTACGCCAACACCATCAATTAACAATTCCGCCCAATTATCTGCTGCTAAATCTATTGTATAGTATCCATCATACGGAAAATTAACACCAGTTTTTTGATCATCAAATACATGCGTTTGAGGATTGGAACTACTCCACACAGCATTTGTACGTAAAAATTCGTTAGCCCAACTACTACTAGTAACAGCTACTCCATTTGGCAAGTCTGTATATGCACTAAATATAAGTGTTTCTATTTCAGTCGCTGGTGTATTACTAATATTAGTAGTAATATATCCTGGAGCAATATTAATTATTCTGCCACCAGTTAGTTCTCCAGCAATAGTTTCAGCACTACTTGTTAAGGCTAAGCCACTAATATTATAGCCTGTATATCCTGTTAAAAAACTATTAGTAGTATAATAATTACTTGGCCCTAGTACAACTTCATGTATTTTTAAATATCCTATAGGTACACTAGGTGTAAAATTATAATTTCCTTCTATGTCCAATAATGCACTATAGGTATTTGCATTTAAAAAATTTATTACATCATTATTGATTGGATTAGATAATGTATTACTTACACATCCGGCAAAACTAACTACAATTCCATTGGGCTGTAGGGCAAATATCCATTTTCTATATAGGCTTATAGAAGTAGGATTACCATCACCGCCATCTATAGTTATGCCTCCAGGCGCTTGTAGATTAAACGTTTTATTTTCACTAACACTAAATTTTTTAATATTTTGATTAGCTGGAATATCTACAGTGCTGCCAGGATTGCCATAACTACTAGGATAGCAAGCAATAGCAAATTTTATCTTATGTGCATAGCTATTACCACTTTCCGTATTAACCATGCGTAAACCTTCAGGCATATTTATAGCTACTTTAATACTAGTAGCAGGCTGACTAAAGGTTACTGTTGTCCAGGGATTACCAGTAGTGCTATTATTAATTAGTTCTACTGGATTTGCTGGCAGTTGCTGAATATCGCTAGGATAGTATTTATTAAAGTCATCAGTTTGTTGTTGGGTTTCGCTGTCTAAACCAGGTAAAGTGTAATGAACTTTACGATCTTTTTGTGTTGTATCTTGATGTAAGCTAGCAATACTAGTGCTACCTACACTTATACTATTTTCATCTACCCATAGCGGGCCAAACCCCCAAATAATTATTAGATGTAGTAAGCTAGTTGTTTGTAAGGTTTCTAGGTATGGTGTCGCTCCTAATAAACCAGTTACACGGCTTTTACCTAGTACAACAGGAATAGCACCAAATGGACTTGCTTGATTTTGTGTACCAGCAAACATATTTGTAGGAATTGCTTGACCAGGATTTTTTGGTGGTCTAACTGGAAAAGCTGCATTTACTAGTGCCATGCCTGCAAACTGTATGGCTATAGTACCTGCTGCTTGCCAACCTGCAGCAGTACCTGTAGTATAAATAATTCCTTCAAACCCAGCAACAAACGCAGAGTCGGTAGCTACTGCAGCATACGATCCAAGTGTTCCACCAAAATAATATGCTGCTACCATAATAGCAATAGTAGCCAGTGTGCGTATACCTTGGCGTCCTTGTGCTACTACTCTGTAGTTTACAGTTTGATTTTTATCAAAGTAGGTTGTAGCCCAGCGTTCACGAGGAATTACTTCACCATTTACCTGTAATATTAACTGTTTTGCAAATCCACTACTAAGATTATATTTTACGCTAATATATTTAGCAAATGCTTCGCAGTTTGTTCCTAATTGTGCAAACTCTACGGCTTGGATCCACTGCAGTGGATGAGGCATGCCTACGACAGGTAGCTTGAAAGATTCTGTATATCTGTAAAATCCTTGTAGTCTATTAAACCACATAGGAGTTGTTAGACGCTCTATAACAGTATCTTTTCCATCTCTGCTATGTAAGAAACTATCATTACCAATATACACACCGACGTGACTAGGCTCGCCCATTATATTAAATAGGCATAAGTCGCCTGTTTGAGGCGCACTAACCTTAGTCCAACTATCTTTATAATAGTTAATGGCAGCCACAACCTTAGGGTCGTAGCTGCCACTATATAATTCTGTATAACTGGGTAGTTCTATATTTAATTCGTTTTTATAAAATAATCGAGCAAGACCCCAGCAATCTATACCTTGTTCCGTTCTACCATTTTCTTGATATGGTAATCCAATATATTTATTATAATCCATTAGAATAATCCCGGAAAATATAGTGGTGAAAATGTAAAACTAGGAAAGGGCTCTCTAGTAAAATTAACCATTTCTAATTGTAACTGAATACTTTCTGCGCTATAAGTTGCTGCAACTATGTAAAATCTAGGAAAACTAGCTTCTGCAGGCCCAGATAGATTACTAGATAATATTAAATTTATTTCTACTTCGGTAGGCTTTGTCAAATATTTTCTAATTAATGTAATTGCTTCTGGTGTTACATAGTTAATTGTTATGGTAAGGTTACCAACACCAGTTTCTTCCTCACTAGGAAGATTTATCTGCATTGGTATAAACCAATACTCATTACCCATAAAGGTTACACCGTATAGTACTTCACTATCATCAGTATAGCCTTCTATAGTTTCTAGTTCTTGTGTAGTCCAGCCAACAGTAGAACCAGTTAATCTGCCAGTAAAGCTATCTGCTAACCTAACATCATCAGTTCCACCATCTGGGTCTTTAATAGTTAATAGCGTAATAAGTTGTTCTTCTGTTTCAGAAGAAAACATCGCTCTAATAGCAGCAGCAGATAAACTGTTTAATCTACTCATGGTAATATTTCAAATTGTAAGTTTGTTTGCCAATATCCTGGTGCACGATATTGTAGGGAGAAAAATTGACCTTCACCTTGTGGTACTAGTCTACACTCTACTGTTGTACCAAGCCTAGGGTGTGTAAAATTAAATCGTTTTACTCCCAACAAAGTATTTTGTATAAATGATTCTAATGTCTGTGTTTGACTAGTGGTCATAATAAAACTAAGATTCATAGTTGTAGGACGACGGCTACGCAATCGTTGCTTAGCCGGTCCAGCATCCATTTGTGAACGAATGATATTAACGCCTATATTTTCTGTAAAATCTTTTTGAGGACTTTGTGGTAGTGTTCCTGGCCAACTAATATTTGCCATACTATCTCCTTCCAACCATAGAACTTAAACCGTATGTATTAGTAAATGATTTTTGTAAACTACTATTAGTGCGTCCAAGTTCGCCGGCTACCATATCTCCCACAGTTACTTCTATTCTACGATTTCCTCGTCCATCTGTGGTTTCTTTTGCGGTTGCTTGTTCTTTGCCATAGTTATTTACTACTATTTCTACACTACCTCCGCTATTAGCCATATTATTAGTAAATTTAACTGGTATACTGCGATTATCTGGTAGTGGAACAATGGCTTCATTTAAGTTACCCTCACCTACCATGGCTAACCCAGGACTGGTTCCTCCTTTACCATAGGTTTGTAAAAGTGTAGGTCTATTAACTATACCACCCATTGCATATCCAGGTATAGTCATCGTACCCATTACTCCACCATTAGCTGCACCAAATATAGTTTTAACTCCAGATATTAATGTTCCAGCCATGCCTTCAGCACCACCTGCAGTACTAAATAACATTCTAAAAGCTCTTTGTGTTTCTATTCGCAATAGATCCGCCAAGAAACTATTTATCATATCTTTAAAGTTTAATTTACCAGTTTTAGTAAATTCTAATATAGCATCTGTCATTCTACCAAAAGCACTTTCAAAAGCTTTTGTATACTCACCTTCTCTAGTAAAAGCATACATTTCAAGATCTAGCAATCTTTTTGAAGCTTCTGCGGCATCTATATAACCTTGGCGTTGTTGTTCAAGTATCTTTATTCTTGCCTTTCGTGTTTCGATTGCAACATTTGACTGCACTCCTAATCCACGAAAATCATCTGCACCTTCTTCTGTTTGTTCTTGTATTTGTGCAGCATTTAGCTCTTGTCTAGCTATTGCTTGATCCCTAAGATTTTGTGCTAATTGCTTATCCAGCGTATCTTGTATTCTTCTTTGCTCTAGTGTTCTTTTTTCAAGTATATATTGTTCATTTGTTATGGCATAACCTTGATAGCCACGCTCTAGTAATCTTCCACGTAAATCAAGTTCTGCTTGTAATCGTTGTGTGGTTATATCCGCTATAGTTTGTTGTAAAGAACTTTCTGCTTGTAATAAACCAATCTGATCTTGAATTTCTTTAACCCGTAATGATACATCTTCACCAATCCTGCGTCCACTTTCAGCAGTTTTTTCTGCTCCTGTTATAGCGTTATAAATTCCAGGTAATTTTTGTCCTAATTCTACCTGAGCTCGTAAAGACTTAATTCTAGCTTGTTGTTCAGGACCAGCACCATCAAACTCTGCTGGATCTATTTTATTTAACTCTGCTTGAGCTTTTGCAGCTAGTTCTTCAGCTCTACTTATTTCTAGTTCTCTGCCAACTCTAGATAACTGTAATTGTAGCGATCGTACACTTCTATCTGCCTCTATCCGCTCTCTTTCAGCTGCAGCAGTTGTACCTGTAACACGAGATTTAATAGCTTCAGAAAGTAATTGTTGTAATTCTAGTTCTCGTTGTAGTGGTACAATTTTTGCTTTTTGTGCAAGATTAGTAGCTTCAATTGCTCTACGTTCTTCATCTAATTGCTTAGCTCTATCCTTTCTGCCTTTTATAAGATCTATTTCGTCTTGAGTAGCTGCAATTGTTCCTTCTGAACCAGGTCCACCTTTAGTTTGAGCATCTTTTAGCTTTTCTTGTAATTGTTCAAGTGTTTTATCAAACTGTAATATATTTTCTTGATCTTTTAATCTATTAGCTACTAAATTTAGTGAATCTTTAAATAATTCTGCTTCTGGTCCAGTTACTAGTATATTTGTTGCTGTGCTAATACTTTCATAAGTATCTCTTAAAGATTTTATTTTTTCTGAATATATTAATTCTATTTGCTCAAGTCTACCTTTAAGGTTTGAAGATAGCTCTTTATTAAATGCTTCTTGTTCATTTCTATCTTTGGCACTTAGTATATTAAATAATCCGGTTAGTTTACCTTTAAATAGGTTAGACTTATCACTCTTTAATAAATCGGCTATACCCTTGCTGCCGCCTTCAAGCGCAGTTAATATTTGTTCATTTACAGCCATACCTTCTTTTATTTTAATTTCGCGCTGTGCAGCTACATCTTCTTCAACGTTTCCACTTTTCTGTTCTTCTCGTAGTCTAGCCAACTCTAGTTCCGATCTTAGCAGTTCTAAGGCTATGGTATTCTTTTGTTGACTTAATAGTTGCTCAAAAGTTAGATTTTGTAGTTGTTTATCAACATTTATCTGAGCTTTTTCTAAACGCATGCGTTCTTGAATTGTTGAAACAGTTTTTGCTTCTGGTACAACTTCTAGGATAATTTGTTGGGCTTGTAGTTTTAGCTTTTTCATCTCTAGGCTAGATTTTTTAAGAAAACTATCTACTGCATTTTTAGTATTGCTTTCTATTATATCGGCTAGTTCTTTTTGTAGTCCTGCTATTTTAGGTGTTAGTATATCTAAACCACTTCTAGCAGTTTCAATAGTTGTTTGTAATTGGCTTCTTAGCTTCTCATTTGGATCTGCTAATCTGCCTCCAGCACTAATATCTCCAGCAAAACCTCCACGCTCACGCTGTTGCTTTGTTAGCTTTTCTCTAGCCTCAGGTAACTCTTTTAATTTTGCATCGGCTTCATAGATACTCTTTCTATAAGACTCAGCTCGCTTATTCAGTTCTTCGAACTCTATGGCTACTTTACCAAAATCTTGTAGGAGTTTAGGGTCTAATCCTTGTATACTTTCTATTTTATCAATAAAGCTAGCAGCACCTATTTTTGTTAGATCATTACCACCAGTTAGTGCATTTGCTAATTCTTGATTTAACTTTATATTGCTGATCAAAAATTCGTTTAGTGGAGACTTATCCGTAACACTATTTGCTAAATTTTGATATGCTTTAGTTAATTGATCGGCTGAATCTTTTAAACTGCTTAATATTTTACTAGAATCGCCAAAAGTTTTATTTGTATCTTGCATTGCTTGATCTATTGCATCAAATGTAGTGTCAAACTTAGCATCGCCTATACTATCCAGTAATCTAGCAATATTTTTTACATTTAAGGGTAGTTTTTTATCTAGGCCTAATATATTTCTATACTTTTCTTCTAGTTGCTTTCTAGCTTCACCTTCTGGAGCTAATTTTATAGATTCCACTATACTTTTAGCTAAAGAATTACCTGCTCTTTCTCTTAAACTATCGAAACCAGGCGTCCAATCTGCAAGTTTATCTAATATCTTATCCCAGGTTGAACTTTCGCGTTCTGCTTCTTTTAATCGTTCATTAGCTTCACTAACTTTTTTGGTTAGATTATCAAAACTATTAGCATAAGCAATTATTGCTTCTACACTTAAACTATTTTTATACTTTTCAGCAGTTAAACTAGCATTTTTAGTTGCTTCCTCTAATTGATCAATACTTGATTTATATTCTTTTATTTGCTTAGTATTAGTAGATAGAAAACTATCTAAAATTTCAAAGGCTACATATATAATTCCAACAACATTTGCAAATCTGGCTAGACTACTGGCTAATATTTCTGCAGCTCTAAATATTGCTTGAAATGTTCCTACACCTACAGTTTTAATCTTGCCAAATGTTCCCAGCGTTTTACTAGCGGTTGCTTCTGAATATAATTCACCTATTGCAGCCCCTAAGCCCTTTTCATCTACATTTTTACCTACTTTGCTGCGAATATCTAAATCTTCTGCTTTTCTGCGAGCGTCTAGTAGTATTTGTTCTCGTTGCCATAAACCACTTAATAGCTTACTACGTGTTTGTAAACCATCTTGTAATTTTTCATCTAGATTGGTTAATTCTACTGTTTTACGATTAATTAATTCTTGTTCAGCAACTATTTTTTTAGCTGCTTCTGCTACCTGTCGTTTATTTGCTGCTTCATCACCAGCATATTTAGCATTTAATTCATTTAATTTAGAAATGCTTCTACTGCTTAATTCTTCTTCTTGTGTAGCAGCCCCAAACCACTTACTTCCTGTTACACGCTTATCTACACCATCAGCCCTAGCTGCTTGAGATAATTCTTGCTGAGCCTTTTTTAATCTGGTTTTAGCATCAGTTATTTCTTTTTCAATACTAGGTATGCCAAGTATTTTTGCTTGTTTTTCACCAAAAGCTGCTTGAAAATTTTCATTAATTTCAGCAGCTTTTTCCTTAGCTATATCGGCGGATTGTTTTAAACCTTCTCGCCATCTGCCTAGTTCTGGTAGAGCCTGCTTAGTAAGTTTTAAAGCTGCAAAAGCAAGAGCAGCTCCAATTAACTGTGTATTATCTGCCAATAGTTTTGCTATAGGAGTAATAAAAGCATTTACAACACTTAATATATTTTGTGCTGTATTTTTTAATTCTGCTAATAATTTATCATAAGGATTTGCTGATTGAGCTATTTCTCCAAACTTATCCTTACCCTCTTTTAGTACAGCATTTGCAAATGCTTGACGACGCTCAAAATCTGTAAGTTGCGATTCTGCTTTGCCAATACTACGCGCATAATCTTCACTAGCTTTACCTACTTTAGTAAATAATCCTAATTCGTCTAATAATTCTGGCTCTAGTTTAGTAATACCGCGCGTAAGTCTGCTAACGGCATCAGTCATGCTTATACCAAGAGCCTGGCTAGCTCCCTTAGCAACTTTACCTAAATCCATTAACTGTGACTCACTAAGGCCGCTAGTCATAGCTTTAGCTGTAGCTTCCATAGCTTCTCGTAAACTAATTGCACCGTCACTAGCATTAGCAAAGTTTTTAGCAATACCACCCATTGCTTGACCCGTTGCAGCACCTAGTTGATCTAAGCCACGTATCATTATTTCTGTAGTCATAGATTCACGTAGCGCATTAAATGCAGCACTAACAGCAAATAGATTAGCGGCCCATGTTGCATATAGACGAACTAATCCACCAAGTCCACGTGCTTGATCAGCAAAGTCTCTAGCACTGGCTCCACCAGCACCAGATGCACCTCGTGCTCTATTATAAGTTTCTACTTCTCCACCTTCTATGCCGCCAAAGCCGGCTCTGCGGCCTTGCATAGAAGATCTATTACCGCGCATTAAATTTTGTGCGCGTTCTAGTTGTTCATTTAATCGTTTAGCGTCATTGGTACGATCTTGTATAGTCTTACCTTGATCTTGAACACTAAGATTAATATCTATTGTATTACCTGCCATAATAGCTCCAGGTGAATTATTTATTTCGCCTATTTTGTGCGCGATTACACCAAGTATATCACAAGGGTTACAAAATGTCAATTCTAAAAATTTTGAGTAACAAAAAAGCCTGCTAGTTTAATTACTAGCAGGCTTTTGTAATTCTTGTTTTTGTTTACTTAATTGATCGCTGCGAATATAATCTATAATTTTGATTAGCGATACAATAAACTTTCGCTCACTAAACTCTATTTCATTATACTCTAATACTTCTGTTAGGCCTACAAAACTTTTTCCTAAATATATACCATTAAAACCTTCCCACTCATCTCTTAACATTCTATATACTAAAAATGCTTGTTGTACTTCTAGGGGTAGATCTTCGAGTTCTACAGGTATTTCCTCTAAGATAGGTTCGCTACCAATCATATCACACATCTCAAAGTATCTATCTTTTGTCATAGATACTTGTTGATTTTGAAAGTAATTTTTTATTAATTGTTCTATTTCTTGGAGTTGCTCTTGGAAAAGTTTCCCAAGTCGCCTACTTGCTCACTAATAAAACTATCAAAATCTGTAGAGTTTTTCATTAAGTATAAAGCATTTTCAGTAGTATAGTTTAGCTCATCTTCTGGATCTAGATGACTAACATCTACTGGTGCTAGTGTTTCTAAGTATTTAATCTTTAGGCCCGTCCAGCCTTTTACAGCATTTTCTACGTAGAGCTGCAAGAATAATTCGTCATTTAGTTCTTCTTGAGGTTGACGATTTTTAAAGGTAGTTTTTGTTGCACGTTTACGTATATTAATAAGTGTTTCACGACTTAAAAAAGCTACATCAATTTTAAATCCTGGCATACCAGGAAATTCTACTTCAACACTTTTTGAAGGTACTAATAAGGTTTTTAAACTAAGATCTGCCATGTGTATTTTTGGTTAGTGGGCCGGCTAAAAAACCGGCCCTAGTTAATTAAACTCCGTAGTATTTAATGTTTAGTTCGTTTGCCTTAGCAATATCGAAACTACCATCTGTACTACCAGCTGCAGTAAAGTTGATTGTTGTTGAAACTACTTGTTCTGTAGCAATTGTAGGAATCTGTAGCACACCTGCTGGAATATTAAATTCTACATAAGGTGCTGTTGCTCCGCCTATTTTAATAGTAATATCATATGCAGGAGCTACTTCTGTTTCTTTGGTAGCTAGCAGTGCGCTCATCAAACTGCCAGTGCCAGTACCTGTACGTAAATAAGCAGTTAAACTACCACTAATTGCACGTGTACCTGCAAAATAAGTTGCCGGTTGATTTACAGTACCTAAAATAGCAGGTGTTAAATAGCTAACATTATTACTGATTGTTAGATTACCGCCTGTAAGTGGAACACTATAGTTGCTGCTTATGGTACTAGTAGCTGCTGCTCCGCTACCTGCGCCAACTGCTGCTATAGTTACTGCAGGAGCTGAAGTGTATCCTGCACCAGCATCTGTAACTGCAATTGCTGTAACTACTGCGCCTGTAACAGTTGCAGTACCACGAGCCCTACGTCCCACCCACTCAAGTGCTACAAAACCTTGGTTCTCTACACCACTAATATGTGATGGTGCAGTTGTTCCAAGAGTAGTACCAGTACTACCTACATTAATATCAATTACTTTATAGTAGTTAGTAACCGCACCAGAAACATACTTAATATAGTCATTTAGGGCAACTGTACCACCGCTACTCCAAGCTGTTGCAGTAAATGGTTCTGCAAATGTTACTGTAGCTCCAGTAGTATATCCACTACCACCAGCAGTAACTGTTACTGTTGGGCTAATACTACCTGTATTAATTTGACTTTCAACAGTACAAACACTCAATTTATTAGCAATAAATGGAGCAGTAGTTACTTTAGCACTAAAAGCTCCGGTTATGCTTCCGGCAAAACTTGTTCCAGTAATAGCCGGAGCCGCAATCTGTCTAATAGCTTTAGCTTGTCCTGCCCACTGAATACTAGCAATAGCATCAATACCAAAGTCAACCGTAGCTGTATTTAGTACGCAATCATCAATAACAAATGCTGTACTATCCATAACAATAATTAAACCAAAACTTTGTAATTGGTGTTTATCACTATTATCTAAGGTAACTTCAGCTGGATTATCTTGTGCACCATCTTGCCAGGCACCTTGAGCAGTATTGGCTGCACCAGCCGCAAACAATGCATTCCATAAAACAAATTCTTCGGCTTTATTTAGTGTACTAGACTTATATGGGCGCATATAAGTGGTCATGTTAAAATCAACTGGATCTAATTGAGTATTAAATGTACGCTGACCACGTACAGGTGTTGCACCTGCTTCATTCAATGTAACAGTTTCACTAGTTGTATTTTGACTAAATCCAAATCCGTCTAGTACTTGCAGTTCCCATGTATTAGCATTAGTAAATGTACCACTTGTATCTACTGCTTTTGTAGCACCAACAAGATTAGTAGTAAAGAATACTCTACTATTACGAAGTAAATTAAAACTCATCGTTTATTCCTCTTTATGAGTATACTCTTAAGCCATAACTAGACTTTTATCTGTATTAGGCTGCAGAATACGGTTGCTTACA